TGTCTGGGTTAAATCCATTTGATCCAGATCAGGCTGGGAAATTCCTACCCCAACCAGGACCAGGTGCGACCAATACCCCACGCAAGAAGTCTGAACGATATGTTGCCCATTCAGACTACCTTCAAATTAGTGACGTACTGGATTTGAGAGAGTGGTATGAACCTCCTTTCTCGCCGCCAAGGCACTATCGACTATACTTTGATAGTAATCTAGTGCAAAATGTCATTAGGCAGCACAAGCGTCCGGCTCAAAAGCCGTTAGAAATAAAAGATGCACCGACCTCAAGGTTTAAGTTTGTTCCAAAAACGAATAAAAAGCCGAGAGGTATATGCATCGAAGAGAACGAAGTACAATGGTTGCAACAGGGCTTACGTAAGGCCTTGGTCGAGAGGATCGAAAACCATCCTATAACCAAAGGGATGGTCAATTTCACCTCTCAGCAAATCAATGGGGCCTTGGCCCTAGATGGTTCGCAGACCGGTAGGTGGGCGACTTTGGATATGTCGTCCGCTAGCGATCGGATAAGCCGCCGTTTAGTGTCATACCTCTTTGGTGGGAATAAATCGCTGCTCGATATGATTCTGGCGTGTTCCACCGAAACCATTGAGCTTCCCGAAGTTAGGGGCATGAATTTTGTTGATGAGTTACCTATTAACAAGATTGCTCCGATGGGGAGTGCCATTTGCTTCCCGATTATGGCTCTAACGCATTTCGCATTAATACGGGCCATACTCGAGTTCTCTGTCGTTCCACAGGACAAAATCACGGATGTGTACGTTTATGGTGACGATATCATCGTTCACACAGAATGCGTGCAAGCGATTTACGACATGTTACCGTTGTACGGGATGAAATTCAATGAGGAAAAATCATTTTCCCGTTCGCGCTTCCGTGAATCCTGTGGTTTACACGCCTATGAAGGCCGTGAAGTTACGCCAGCGCGGTTCAAAATCGCGCGCAAGAATCTGCGACTCTCTGACGTTCCTGGGATCCTGCGCCTCGAAGAGGCTTTTTACAACAGAGGTTTCAGGAAAACGGCGGAGTACCTTCGCATCCAAGTGCAACGTTGTGCGGTGCAGCATGGTATTGAAGTATTCTACCCTGTACCAACCAATTCTTCATTGTTTGGATTTTACCGTCCGGATAATGAAGCTACCCTAGAGAACTTTATGAAATGTCTCGAAGGTAGACCGCATGAGGACACCGGAAACAAGCGTAAACCCTGGTATCAGTGCAAACTGTACACCGTACCAGTAATCCTCGACTACAAGGTGGAATCACCTCCTTTAGATGGGGAACCTGGCTACCTCAGGTGGCTCGTAACGCAAGGTGAGAAGGCCAAATTCGTAGAAGATTGCCTCGCAGATAAAAAGTATGTCTGCAAGAGGACGTTGCCGGAATCTGCTCTTGGGTTTCGTCTGAAAACAGAAGAACGACGAAACGCGCGTGAACTGCGGTTTGCGCGGCGGTGGTCGGGTCTGTGACAAAGGGATTGGATCTGAGCACAGGTTCATTTAGGCAGGAAGAAGTTCCTGCCCAATCTCCGACTTGACTTGACACCACCATGAGTCCCGAACAGGGCAACTGGGCGAGGGAGCACCATTATGCTGCCGACAATGTGGCCACTTACAGTGGCCCCCTGGGGGGAATTAACACCACCCCCCAGGTGGAGCGCGG